AGGTGGCACTAACGTGACATCAACGGCTGCAGAATTAAACTTTTCTGATGGTGTAACAAGTAATATTCAAACCCAAATGGACACTAAAGCTTCAACTGGAAAAGCAATTGCGATGGCAATCGTTTTTGGATAAATAATATAAAAGGAAAATAAACAATGGCAACACCAAATATAGTAAACGTAGCAACGATCAATGCTAAAAATGCGGCAGGGGCGATTACGACTTCAAGAGCAGTAGCAGTAGATGTGGCTGATGAAAAGATTGCAAAGATTAATACAATACTTATTGCTAATATAGATGGAACAAATGCTGCTGATGTGACGATAGAGGTAAGTATAGACGATGGTTCAAATTATGTTGCCATTGCTAAAACTATTTCTGTTCCAGCAGACGCAACATTAAGTTTTTTAGAGAATCCAATCTATTTAGATGAAACAGATCAGTTAGCAGTTACAGCTTCAGCAAATAGTGATTTAACTTATTTCGTTTCCTACGAAGAAATTACAGATTAATAACTAAGGAGAAACATTTAACTCATGTCAAATGGAGGAATTATTGGACCTTTTCGAACAGGCGTATCTACAGCCCTTTCTGCAAAGGTAACTACCTTTAACTCGTCAGGAACATTTACTGCTCAAGCAACAGCAAACACAGATTATTTAGTAGTAGCTGGAGGCGGTGGTGGTTCAGTTTACTCTGGAGGTGGAGGCGGTGGCGGTGGCTATCGTGCTTCAGGTTTTGGACCAAGTCCTTTACGAGCTTCTGCACAACCTGTAATTAGAGGTAAATCATATACAATAACAATTGGTGCAGGCGGTGGTAGTGGTGGTCCAGGAGCACCAGGTAATGATTCCTCGGCTGCTTTAGAAAATACAATAACATCTACTGGTGGCGGAGGCGGTGCTCACACTGGCGCTGGAAGAGATGGTGGATCAGGTGGTGGTGCAGGTTATCATGCAGGTGCTGGAGGTTCTGGAACAACAACTGCTTGTATTGCTGAAGGTAATGCAGGTGGAGCTTCAGACGCAACAGTTTATTTTGTTGGTGGGTCAGGTGGTGGTGCTGGTGCAGCAGGTAATGCTCAACCTGATGGTGGTTCAGCTGTCGGCGCTGCTGGTGCTGTTGGTGTGCCTAATAATATTACAGGAAGTCCTATAGGTTTTTCTGGTGGTGGTGCAGGTTCGAGTGGTGGACCTAATAACGGTGGATGTTGTCAAGGTACAGCTCCTACAGCAGGGTTGGCTAGTCCTTGTGGATCTGGTGGACCATCTTCTGGTACAGTAAATGCAGCTGCAAATAGAGGTGGTGGTTCAGGAACAGGAAGAAATATGGCTAGTGAAGCAGCCGCTGGTAATGGTGGATCGGGTAAAGTTGTACTTAAAGAACAAGCAGCAAACATTATAGTAGCACCTGGTATGTGGAATTTAAGTGAAGTATTTGATAATGTTAAAGCTGGAACATGGACAAACGATAATCAATAATTATAAATATAAAGAAAAAGGAAAATAAACAATGGCACATTTTGCAGAATTAGAATCAAAGACAGACCCGACAGGTTTTACTTCTGATACACATTTAGTTGTAAAGAGAGTAGTAGTTGTCGCAAATGATGTAGTTCCTTCAGATGAACATGCTGATGGCGAAACATGGTGTGTAAATTTCTTTGGTGGTGGAACATGGAAACAAACATCATACAATAACAATTTCAGAAAACAATATGCAGGTATAGGCATGAATTACAATGCCTCTAAAAACAAATTTTTAAGTTCACAACCTTTTGCCTCATGGGCATTGAATGATAGCGATGATTGGAAATCACCGATCACTTATCCATCAACTACGTCAGGAAGTGGTTTTACATATATGATTTCATGGAACGAAACAAAATATAATGCTGACAACGATACAGGTTGGGAAGCAACTAAATCAAACGATGACGCAGAAACCAAAACAGTCTATAATTGGAATGGCTCAGCTTGGGTTTCTGAATAGGAGACCTTAAATGGCAAGAACCAACGGTGGTATCATAGGAAAAAGAAATGTAACTTCTTTTGGGAACGATACTGTTACATCTAAAACATCATCTGGTAACTTAACCACACAACCTGGCACAAGATTTGTAACAACAGTTGTTGTAGCAGGAGGAGGTGGTGGCGGTGGTGCACCTTCAGCACCTGACCACGTTTCAGGTGGAGGTGGAGCAGGTGGAGCTAGAGTGGTTACTTGTATTTCAGTTTGTGGAGCAACAGCTTACCCAATGACAGTTGGAGGTGCAGGTCCTGGCGCTTCTGCAAGTGGACAAGGAACTGCAGGAAGTAATTCTGTTGCAGGTTTTCCATCAAACCCTATCACAGTTTGTGGTGGAGGAGGAGGAGGTGGTGGACCTCCAGGTGTAAATACAGGAGGTAATGGTGGATCAGGTGGTGGTGGATCTTCTGCTAATCCTGGTAATCCTGGTAATAATAATGGAACAGGTGTTTGTGGACAAGGTAATCCAGGTGGAAGAGGTTATGACGCAGCTCCTCCCGCTTTAACAGGTGGTGGAGGTGGTGGTGCAGGTGGTGTTGGTACAGCAGGAAACCCTCCAGGTAATGCAGGTGGTCCAGGTGGACCTGGAATAGATTTTAGTCCTTACATAGGAAACATTGGACCTACATGCTCAGTATTTGCAGGTGGCGGTGGTGGAGCAGTAAGAAGTGGAACTCAAGGATCAGGTGGACCAGGTGGTGGTGGAGCAGCAAGATGTTCTAGCTCTGGTAATGCATTCCCAGGAACTGCTAACACTGGTGGTGGTGGAGGAGGAACTGGAGCACCTGGAGCAAACGCAGGAGGTACTGGTGGACCAGGAATCGTAGTCGTAAAAGAATTAAACAAAGCAAGTGGTGTATGGAATTTAAGAAGTCAATTTGCTGCTAGAAAATCAGGCACATGGCCAGGTGCTGAATTTATTACTGCAACAGGTGGTTCAGTAACCACGTCTGGAAATTACAAAATTCATACATTTAATTCATCATCTAATTTTGTAGTAACAGCAGTAGGAAATCCTACAGGTTCAACACAAGTTGATTATTTAGTTGTTGGTGGCGGTGGTGGTGGAGGTGCTGATCAAAGTGGAATTTCTGGTGGTGGCGGTGGTGCAGGTGGTTATAGAGAATCATCAGGTGCTGTTTCAGGTTGTTACGGTGTAAGTCCACTAGGTGCTTGTGTAGCTGCAATAACAGTTTCATCTCAATCTTATCCAATTGTAGTTGGCGCTGGAGGTGGTGCGGCATCCTGTGGATTTGATTCAAGTGGTTTAGGAATAACATCATCAGGTGGTGGTAAAGGTGGTACAGGAGTTAATGGATCAGCTGGTACAGCGGGTACTGCTGGTGGTTCAGGTGGAGGTGGTGGATCAAATAATAGTAATCCTGCTAATCCTGGTTCAGGTGGAGCAGGTAATACTCCTCCTAAAAGTCCTCCTCAAGGAAACGCAGGTGGTGATGGATTTTCATTTCAAGGTCACTCATTCGGAAGTGGCGGTGGCGGTGGTGCTACAGCAGCAGGTGCTGGCGGCGGACCAGGTCAAGGTGGTGCTGGTGGTGCTGGTGGAACATCTTCAATTAACGCAACACCAACAGTTAGAGGTGGTGGTGGAGGTGGAGCAGGAAGACAACCATTAGGTGGTGTTGGTACATTTGGAGCACCAGGTCCAGGTGGTGGTGGTAAAGGTGGTCAAGCAAATTTATGTGCTCAAAATGGATCAACTAATACTGGTGGTGGTGGCGGAGGTCAATCTTCAGGAACTGGTTCTGGTACTCAAGGTGGACCAGGAGTTGTTATAATAAGATACCAATATCAATAATTGATCTAAATCAATTGTTTTTAATACGCTTTACAAAGTATTATAAATATGTTATAATACAAATAGATAATAAAAGAAAGTGATCTCAAATGAATTTAACAAACTATTATTGGTACTTTCAATCAGCAATTCCAGAACATATTTGTGATGATATTGTTCGTTACGGTCATCAAATGCAAGATGAAATGGCAGTTACTGGAGGCTACGGTGATCCAAAAAGATTAGATAAAAATCAATTAAAAGACTTAAAGAAAAAAAGAAACTCTGATATCGTTTGGATGAGTGATAGATGGATCTACAATGAAATACATCCTTTTGTTCGTTCAGCAAATGTACAAGCAGGTTGGAATTTTGAATGGGATTTTAGTGAGTCTTGTCAATTTACAAAATACACTAAAGGACAATTTTATGATTGGCATTGTGATAGTTGGAATAAACCATACATTAGAGAAAATTCAAACGCACCTGATCATGGTAAAATTAGAAAATTATCTGTAACTGTAACTTTATCAGATCCAAAAGATTATAAAGGTGGTGAATTAGAATTTGATTTCAGACAAAATGATCCAGATAAACCTAATAAAAAAATTAAGTGTAAAGAAATATTACCTAAAGGATCTTTGATTGTATTTCCTAGTTTTGTGTGGCATAGGGTATGTCCAGTCACAAAAGGTGAGAGAAACAGTTTAGTAATATGGAATTTAGGATATCCGTTTAGATAGGAGTATATGATGAAGAAGAAAAAGAAAAAAACAAAGATTAAAAAAGATAAGTTAAGTTTTCCTAAACAATTATTTAGAGAGGAATACTTTAAATGCCCCATATGGTTTTCAAAAGAACCTAATTTTGTAGATGATTTAAACAAGGCTTCTGATTCATATATTGAAACAGCAAAGAAAAATTTAAAAAAAGATATAGATAAACGTAATAAGAAGTTTGGTGATAAAGGTGATATGGGTCATGTATTTCATTCAACATCATTAGTTGGCGATCCTAATTTTGATGAACTTACGAATTATATAGGTGCAACATCACATAATCTATTAGAAGAAATGGGTTATGATCTAAAAGACTATTCAGTATTCACAACAGAAATGTGGGTACAAGAGTTTGCTAAAAACGGTGGTGGACATCACACATTACATACACATTGGAATGGTCACATATCAGGTTT